GACCGCCTAGAAGAGCACCTAAAAAGAAAAGCGGAACTTGAAGAAGAGTTCAAGAAAAAAGGGGAAACTTTGGATAAGCAAAAAGAAGCAGAACTTAAAAAAATAGTTAATGAAAGTTATAATGATCCCGAAAAGTTAGCCCGAGAAATTGCGGAGGCATTTGGATTAAAAAATGGTTAAAAAAATATTATCACTTTATTTGATTTCTTTTTTGGTGTGCCCCACCATAGCGTTTGCTGACGAACCAGAGCCAGCGGCCGAGTACGATGTGATTTCTATAAAGGCTGGCGAAGTTGCCCCCTTTGATGGAGTGCTTTTGTCGGCCGACGCGGCTGCTAAAATTGCAGTGGATAAGAAATTTGAAGGCGCGGAATGTGATTTACGGATAGGTTATGAGCTACATATTCAGGCGGAGCGGTTTGAATTGCAATTAGATTATAAAGATATCGAGATTCAATCTTGGAAGGATAGATACGAATCCATGATGATTCTCAAGGCGGCGGAGAATGACCGCCTAGAAGAACTGATTCTCAAGCAAAACCCAAACAAGGAACCTTGGATGGTTGCTTTGGGCTTTGGAATTGGTACACTCACATCTTTAGGAATATTTGCACTGTCGACCGAAATAGTTAAGTGACCTTTTCGCAGGCTCAGTCCAAAGGCCGTCTAATTAGGTTTCTTACTGACAACCTAGGGCAAGATATTAGTGCGGGAACCCCGGCCAACAATTCAAGCTTTCTAGCTGTTAACTCATCCAACGAACTCGTTTTGGGAAATGTTGCTGCAGTAGCCGGCGACGTATTTATACCGATCGATTCCTCTAATGCTTATTCAACAAGCAGCATTAATATTGGGTCTACGGACACCCCGTCCTATACATTAGATGTGGCTGGGGGAGACATAAATATAGCCGATAACCAGTATTTAAGAATTGGGGGCCAAGCAGTCGCTCATTATACTTCTAATCAAATCTCGCTCGGATCCGCCGCCAGCAGCAAAACACTCGCACTTAATTGCGGGAACTCTTCACATGCCCCCTCAGATACAGATCCGGCCATGTTTATTGATGCAACGGGTAGTGTGGGAATTGGTGCGACGACTGCTCCAAATTCTGTGCTTCATATTAGAAGCGAACATAACCCCATGATAAAGGTCGATCCTGGTACCAATACCACCGTCGACCCAGCTTTGTGGCTGATGGATACCGACGCCACCGCCGGATTTAAGCTGTGGTATGATAACAACATCGGTGCAACTTATTTTGATAATTATTACGACCATGCCAATGGAATAATGAACTTTAGGACAAAAGTTGCGGGCACTCCCGTAACCGCGATGACAATTGATGCCACCGGGAGTCTTGGAGTCGGCGGCACCACGACCCCCAACGCCACAATTGACGCACGCGGCCTGACTGCAGCAATTCGATGCCACGACACCACCCAGGATGATATGGTTACAATGGTCTGCAACCACGACGCGGGCACCGGCCCTTCGATTGCTTTCGGCGAGCCGTCCGACCCCGACGCTGAAATGGCCATTGGTTTTTGGGCCACCAACAATCACATTGATTCCAAGAACAACACACTCTGGGTGGAAGGAAACCCGGGCGCAAACGACGCCACTCTAAAAATAACTAACTTATATAACACCCAAACGGATACCAAACTGATCATAGATATGTATGCATATCACACTGCCGGCAGCAACGGCAACAACGAGGCCCGGTATATACAGTTCATGGATCTTCACGGCACCTACAACACACTTATCGGAGATATTCACGGTAACGGCTCCGGAGGAATTGCGATTGATTATTCTTTTACTGGACAGCACGCCACTGTTATTACATCTGGGAGTTATCAACTGGGGATGATTGCAGAATCTACAGGTGAGATATGGGTTAAAAGTGCGCAAAATATTGAGACCGCGTTACCAAAAGTCCAGCTTGCTTCGACGGAAAAATCTAAAACTGTGTATGGCGTTATCGCCAATCTCTCTGCTTCGTATGAGGGGTATCTTGCTAATGGCGGCCTTCAGAGTGACGAGATGCATATCGCAGTCAACTCTATAGGAGAGGGTTTTGTTCTAGTTACTGACTATAATGGTGAAGTACAGAATGGAGATTATATCGCTTCATCGCCGATTGCTGGCTATGGGATGGAACAGGATGATGACATCCTAAGAAGTAGCACGGTAGCCAAGTGTACCGAGCAAATTGACTGGGAAGCCGTCACCGGTAGCATCGAGCATCTCGGTGAGTCTTATAAAGCATACTTAACACCATGCACCTATCATTGCGGATAAACTATGAGTAGAGATCAAGATTATATAGCCAAACTGGAACGAGCCATCACGCAGAAGTATGGCTCTAAAACCATTGATAATCCTCACGCTGCATGGGACGAGGAAAAAGAGAAACAATATATTGCCCAGTCCCAGGAAGAACAACGCAAGTTTTCTAAGATTGCTGAAACAAAAGACAAAGTAGAACAAGATGGATTTTTAATAAATAAAAAACTACTTATTAAAGATGCGAATCGAACTTGCCCGGTTTGCATTACATATTCTTTTCATCCCCAAGATGATTTGTATATGAATAAGTTTGAATGTTGTCAATCTTGTTACATAGCATGGGTCGAGGGTAGAGAAGAAAGGTGGCTAGGTGGTTGGAGGCCAAAACAGTGAGAATGAGTAATGCTCAGCTGCGTCATATTATCAAGGAAGAAATCCAGGAATCACTGGGTACTTCTTATAACCGCATGCGTTCATCCCAAGAAATTGCTAACGCTCTGAAACAACTGGAAACGGTTATGATACGCCTTCTTCATCAGAAGCAAAGCACCGACCCCGGGACAGTAGAACATGACGCAGCCAAAGAACAACTAGCACGACTGGCAGCATTAGCAAATGAATATGCTTATAGGAGCGAAAGACGATGAGAATTACAAAATCAAGATTAAAAGAGATTATCTTGGAAGAGCTCGATGAAGGCTCGCGAGAAGACATGATGATGCCCGCCATGAGTCAGTCTGATCTTAAGATTGCCGAACTCGAAGAACGCGTTGAGCGACTTGAAGGAATGGTCGGAGGAGGGCTGGAAGAGGGTCAACCCCTTCATGAAAACGTGGCGATGCTGGCTCAGCTGGCTCCCGCAATTATCGGATTCGTACAGAAAAATCCCCAACTGCTGAAAACGTTGGCCGCCGCGATTGCCCCACTAATAATGGGCGCGATGAGCGGCGCCGGCGCCAAAGAGGAATAAAAAAATGGCAACAGTATACGAAATTATTCAAGGAATCAGTCAAGCAGCAGCAAATGCATACGATGGTTCTGAAGCCGACGTGGGACTTGCTCGTGAAGATGGCGACCCTATTCTCGATCGGAGGGTGATGGACGGCTTTAAGGTAAGGTTTATCGGACCCATACTTCGAGTCTCCTATCAGGCTGAGATCCGTCTAAAAGACGTAAAGGATAAAGGCTTTGAGGATTCTATTATATCCAAGCTCAAAGATATCGTAAAGTTTCTCAAGAAGGAATATAAGGCCATCACTGGTGATACGGTAACTCTTACGTTAGAAGGGGACCACAATATCCTGGTTCAACGCATGTCTAACTATCGCACCGATGTTCAGGCACAGTGTGATTATAAGATTGGCGGCCTCAAAGATGTGGACGAAGTAAAGAAGGGCTCTGACAAGGACCGCCTAGACAAGGCCATCAAGAGCTGGCTTGAACTGGGTCCCGGAAAGAAGCGTCCCTCTAATGATACGCGAAAGGGCAGTTAAGGGGTGACATGGCAAATGCCCTTACAAAAGAGGAGATACTAAAGGAAGTCGTTAAAGCAGGGAAAAACCCGGTTCATTTTACGACCAACTATTGCCGCATCTCTCATCCGCAACGAGGGCTAATTCCGTTCAGGGCATACGATTACCAGCAGCAGTTATTAAAAGACTATAACGACTATCGTTTTAATGTTATTTTAAAAGCTCGCCAGTTGGGGATCTCCACTATCACGGCTGCTTATATCGGGTGGCTAATGCTTTTCCATCGGGATAAAAACATTCTTGTTGTTGCCACCAAATTACAAACAGCCACCAACCTGGTAAGAAAAGTAAAAGCTATAATCAAACATTTGCCAGATTGGATGCAAATTTCTCAAATCATTGTTGATAATCGAACGTCCTTTGAACTATCGAATGGTTCTCAAATTAAGGCTGCGTCAACCTCCGGAGATGTGGGCCGGTCAGAAGCTCTGTCCCTTTTGGTAATTGACGAGGCTGCTCACGTGGAAAAACTAGGAGACCTGTGGACAGCCCTTTACCCCACTCTGTCAACGGGTGGCCGCTGCATTGCGCTCTCAACGCCCAATGGAGTAGGAAACTGGTTTCATCAAACATGTGTTGAAGCCGAGAACGCCACCAACGATTTTTATATGACCACTTTAATGTGGGACGTCCATCCTGATCGTGATCAGGTTTGGTTTGAAAAAGAAACTATGAACATGTCTAAACGGCAGATTGCGCAGGAGCTTGAGTGCAACTTCAATGTTTCGGGCGAAACCGTGATTCACCCTGACGATTTGAATTGGTACCTGGAGAGAACTGTCGCCCCCGAATATAGAACAGGGTTTGATCGAAACTATTGGATTTGGAAGCGCTTTGATCCCGAGAAACCTCATCTTATTGTGGCAGACGTTGCAAGAGGAGATGGTAAAGACAATAGTGCATTTCATATATTTGAGTTAGAATCATTGGAAGTCGTTGCTGAATATGTCGGGAAAGCGAACCCCGATGAGTTTGCCGACATTCTCTATAATGTCGCCGGCGAATATGGAAATCCTATGTTGGTGATAGAAAACAACAATATAGGTTACGCAGTACTTAAAAAACTGCTAGATAAAGGGTATCCTAACATATATCATTCTACTAAAGGCGATCATCAATATGTGGACCCCCTCACAGCACAGTGGCAAACCAGCGCGATCCCAGGCTTCACGACCTCTTCTAAGACACGTCCCCTTATCGTGGCTAAGATGGAAGAGTTTATGAGAAACAAACTAATTAAAATTAATTCAAACCGCCTTCTATCCGAGATGAAAACTTTTATTTGGCACAATGGGCGCCCCGAGGCAATGAGGAGTTATAATGATGATTTGGTTATATCGTTTGCAATTGGATGCTGGGTACGAGACACTGTGATTGTCGAAAGCCAGAAGGGCATAGAGTATAGTAAGCAGTTTCTGTCTTCTATTTCTACATCGCATACTGGAATCTCTACTACTATTCCCGGCCAGCGGGGGCACAAGAGGACGAAAGAATCACAATCAGCTCATGCTGCAGCGCAGTATAATGAACAATATATGGCTTTGATAAAAGGATAACCCATGGCACCAAAAAAAGGAAGTAACCCGAGAAATCCCGACTCTCCCTTATTTAAGAGACTTACAAGATTATTTTCGGGACCCATTGTAAACTACCGAGCTCAAATCGCCCGGCAGGAAAGACGCAACGATCTAGATAAGTATCGCTATCGATTCCGCTCAATGAGCGGCCAAGAGTTTAAACGCGCCACCGACAACTTATCTCAGAATTATAATATTCTCTCATCGCATGCAATGCGAAACCAAAATCGTGGCGAACGGTATCAAGACTTTGATCAGATGGAGTACATGCCCGAGATTGCGTCAGCTATTGATATCTATGCGGATGAGATGACGACTTCCAATGAGTTTGATAAGCTACTCAGTGTGGACTGTCTTAATTTAGAAATTAAAACTATTCTAGAAACTCTCTTTTACGACGCCCTCAATATTGAGTTTAATTGTTTTGGGTGGGCTCGCTCTATGTGCAAGTTTGGGGACTTCTTTCTTTATCTAGATGTTGATGATAAGATTGGGGTTAAGTCAGTTATCGGACTTCCTGCCCAGGAGATCGAACGATTGGAAGGACAAGATCCTACCAATCCCAATTATGTTCAGTTCCAGTGGAACGGTGCAGGCATGACGTTTGAAGATTGGCAGGTTGCTCATCTGCGTATTCTGGGAAATGATCGCTATACTCCCTATGGCACATCGGTTCTAGATCCCGCTCGGCGTATCTGGCGACAACTTGTTTTAATTGAGGACGCCATGATAGCCTATCGCGTTGTCCGTGCTCCCGAGCGGCGCGTCTTTAAGATTGACGTTGGGAACATCCCACCGCAAGATGTGCCCCAGTATATGGAAAAAGTTAAAACCGAGATGAAACGCAACCAAATGGTTAATTCCGCAACGGGCCGCGTTGATCTGCGATACAACCCTCTTTCGTTAGAAGAGGATTATTTTATTCCAATGCGCGGTGGAGTTGGATCTGACATTACGTCGTTGCCTGGTGCCAAGTCCTTGGATGACATTGAGGATGTTAAGTATTTGCGGGACAAACTCTTCGCAGCCCTCAAGGTCCCCCAGTCATACCTAACTAATTTAGAGGGAGACACAGAAGACAAGACCACGTTAGCGCAGAAGGATATTCGTTTCGCGCGTACCATTCAAAGGCTGCAGCGATCTCTCTTATCGGAGCTTGAAAAGATTGCAGTGGTTCACCTTTATACCATCGGGTTTAGAGGGGAAGATTTGGTGAGTTTCAAGCTGCAGCTTAATAACCCATCACGACTTGCGGAACTACAGCAGCTGGAATACATGAGAACTAAGTTTGATATTGCCAATGCAGTCCCCGAAGGTGTATACAGCAAGCGATGGCTGTCGCAAAATATTTTGGGAATGTCCGACGAAGAGTTCCTCCGCAATCAGCGCGAGTCGTTCTACGACAAGAAATACCAGCAGGCCCTTGAGGGTGTTCAAGAGCAAGCGGCCGCCGAAGAAATGGGCAACGGT